CCTAGTTTACAGAATGGAGATATACTTTACTCTTCTTCTAATGCTTCTTCATTTATTACTTTTAACCATTTACAGACTAAACTATCAACAGGTGCTAATACAATATTTATGGCATCAGGCAGTACGGTATTTACTTTAAACCCTACTGGGTCTAATTCTTATATTTTATCAACTGGAACGTGTCCTACTCCTACTCCTACCCCAACTATAACTCCTACCAAGACACCAACTAATACTCCTACAAGCACAGTAACTCCTACTAAAACCTCTACTGCAACTCCATCAGCAACAGCTACTAATACTGCTACCCCAACAGTCACTCCATCTCCCTCTAATCCACTAGATGCTTCTAACTATAGATTAGCTACAAGTGCATCATCAGCATGTCACACCGGAGAAGGTCCTTCAGTTGTAGTTGCTGTATATGATGCAGATCAACCATTAGAGACTGGAGAAGTCTTATATCAAAACTCTGGAGGAACAGATAAATGGACATTTGCAGAATTACAAGCCCTTGTTACATCATCAGCTAATACTTTATTTGTACAATCAGGGAGTATAGTTTATACAGTAAAACACAGTGAAGCAGAATCAGCAGCATTTGTATCAGCATCTGGAGCCTGTCCTACTCCTACACCAACACCAACAGCTAGTCCTACAGCAACAGCTACTCCAACACCGACCGTTACCGCTACAGTAACTCCAACAAACACTCCTACTAATACTGTAACATCAACAGTTACACCAACCAACACTCCTACTAATACTGTTACCGCTACAGTAACTCCTACTATATCTTTAACAACAACAATTACACCAACTGGTACTCCGACTAATACTCCTACTAATACTGTAACACCTTCTGAGACTCCTACTAATACTGTAACACCGACTGTTACTCCTACAATATCTGATACCCCTACTGCTACGCCTACCGTTACTCCAACTAAAACAGCTACGTCAACTGTTACCCCTACACCTACAGCAACTAATACTGTTACACCTTCTGAGACTCCTACCCTTACTCCTACTAAATCTGATACCGCTACTCCTACCCCTACTGCAACAGCTACTGTTACACCGACTATATCTGATACACCGACTAATACTCCTACAGCAACCGTTACGCCAACAATATCTGATACGCCAACTGAAACACCAACCAATACTCCTACTAGTACTGTAACACCAACAGAGACGCCTACTAATACACCAACTAGTACCGTAACACCAACTGAGACGCCTACTAATACTGTAACCCCTACCGTTACCCCTACTAATACTGCCACTAATACAGTAACACCGACTAATACTCCTACTAATACAGTAACACCGACTAATACTTCAACTGTTACTCCTACGATATCGGATACACCAACTAATACTCCGACTGGCACTCCTACTAGTACTGTAACTCCTACAAGCACTACAGCAACACCTACACCTACAGTAACTCCTACATCAACAATATCTGATACTCCTACCCCTACTCCTACTAAAAGTGCTGACGTAACTCCTTCTCCAACAGCTACTGTTACACCGACTATATCTGATACAGCCACTCCTACGGTAACGCCTACGATATCGGATACTCCAACTAATACACCAACTAATACAGTAACACCTACTCCTACTCCATCAATACACCAAATAACTAGTATAGATTTATTTACTACTAATACTAGCTGGAATGGATTAAATGCAGGTGATAATAATCAAACAAGTGCTTGTACTGCTGTTGGAAATGGAACTTATGTAAATGAAGATGTAGTAATAGTTAAAGCACTAGCTAATGGAAATGATAACTACCCAGAAGCGAATGATTTAGTTAAGAAAGGATCACAATCAGCAACAGGTGGAGGTTACTTTGGATATGTAGATACCTCAGGTAGATTTGGAGCTGGACCTCAAATTGCATTTATGACTATAACCGGAACAGGTCATATTGACGGTGTTTATTCTTGTACTGCTACTCAAACTCCTACTCCTACAGTAACTCCTACAGTAACACCATCTTATACTCCTACTTATACACCAACTATATCGTATACTCCTACTTATACACCAACTAATACTCCTACGATATCGGATACTCCAACTAATACACCAACCCCTAGTAACTCTGGAGCAGGTGGTCCAGGAAAAGGAAACCCTAACTGGAAAATAGAGCAATGTCTCACAGGTACTATTTACTATGTAAGTAAATTTACAGGGTGTATAAGCGGAAACGAGGCTTCACTATCAACTTCATTTAGCGTTGGAAACATAGTACAGTTTAAAGCAGGAACTTGTAGTTCAGGAGCAGCAAGTGGTTGTGGTGAAATATTAGAAGAATCTAGTGCAACAAGAACTGCATTTATTTCAACTGATGCAGTAATAGCAAATTGTAGTGAATCAGATTGTTTCGAATAAGTTGTATAATTAAATAATTTTAATTAAATTATATATTATGGTTACAGTACCAACATGGACCTATCAAGGTCAATTAATTACACACATTGATGATATGCCCGAAGGCAGTTATGGATTTATTTATAAAGTTATTCATAAACCTTCAGGTAAGAAGTATATAGGTAAAAAAGTTTTATACTTTGAAAGAAATAAAAGACTAGGTAAAAGAGCCTTACAAGCTTTAAGAGAAGAAAGAGCTAAAAAAGGAATTAAAGGCAGAGTACCTCTCAAACAAAAGGTAATAAAAGAATCAGACTGGAAAGATTATCACGGTTCTCATTTAGAAATTAAAAAGCTATTAGATAAAGATGGACCTATGGCTTTTCAAAGACATATACTATCATTTGTCAAAAGTAAGAAAGAACTAACTTATTATGAGTGTAAAGAGCTATTTATTAATGAAGTACTAGAAAGAGATACAGAGTATATTAATGATAATATATTAGGTAAATTCTATAGAAAAGATTTTTCAAATGAAACTAAGTAAGATAATTTTACACGAAGACAGCCACGGAGATGGTTATGAAGAAGGTAACATAAAACTTATGGGTGATATAATTTTACCTATAGATAAAGAAATGGTTCTTCAAGCTGAAGAAGATAAATATAATAGAGGTCTTTTAGTTACTAATAATAAAGACAAGAGTTATGATATAGCATACTGGGCTGATAAGTTTGAACCTTATCCAATTGAAGTTGAAATAGACGGTAAGTCTGTTGCTAAAGAAGCTAAAGTAATAAAATTATTATTTCACCCAGAAATGGATGAAAATATAACTGAAGCATTTGATGAGTTAGATGATGGATTCGATGAAGAGATGGAAAAATTAATTAAAGCAGGACCTAGGTTAAATAAAGATAGGTTCAAAGATGTAATTTACTATATTCATAATAATTGGATGGCAGGTAATTACGGAGATGATTATGCTATCAGAAGAATTAGTACTTATTTAAATAATGCATAAGATGATAAAATTAAAAGAAATAGTAGGATATCCGTCTTTAAGCTATCATATAGAAAATGGTCTCTCTTTACATGAACATGTCTACCGCTATTCTAGCGAAGGGTTTATTAACCTATTCAAAGAAGCAAGAGAAGCGCATAGAGACGGTAAAATACAGCTTAACGAAGAAGATAAGTACTTAGTAGAGAATACTGATATAGGAGAGTATGGTGATTTTAACGGTATGAGAGTACCATTAGATTTACCAATGGTTTCTCCTAAATATAATCCTCTGTTTGAAATCGGTTGTGTTGTCGATGAAATGATCGAAAATGAAGATACAATTGATGAAGCAGCTTCTTTAGACGAAATGGTCGATTACGATCTAGTAAAAGAATTAGTAGAGTCTATAGGGGGTAACATAAACATGGAAAGATTTAGAAAAGCAGTTTCAATTCAAAACGAAACATTTGATTATAATGGTTTTGATATGCTTAAAGCTAGTGTTGATTACATACCCGAAGCTGAGTACAGAGGTAAAAAGGTACAACTTAATAAACCTAAAAGAGGTGGAAGTAAAAAATTCTACGTTTATGTAAAGTCTAAAAAAGGAAACGTTAAAAAAGTATCATTCGGTGACACAGGACTTTCAGTTAAGTTTAAAAAGAAAGGAGCAAGAGCTTCTTTTGCAGCTAGACACAAATGTGCTCAAAAGAAAGATAAAACTAAAGCAGGATACTGGTCTTGTAATATTGGACGTTATTGGAAGTCTTTAGGTGGAAGCTCTAACTTTTCAGGATATTGGTAAAATGAAAATAAAAGATATATTGTTCGAACAAAAAGAATTTAAGTTATTAGAATTACCTTATAAGTATAATGCTCTAGAACCTCATATAGATAAAGAAACTATGGAGGAACATCATAATAAACACCTTAAGGGCTATGTTACTAAGTTAAATAAGGCTTTAGAAGGTAAATTTATTCCTCTATCAGAAATTTTTAATAACATTGATCAATATGATTCTGCTGTAAGAAATAATGGAGGCGGAGTCTATAATCATAATTTATACTTTAATTTATTATCTCCAAAACCTGAAAAACAACCAGTAGGTGAATTAAAAGAAGAAATAGAAAACTATTTTGGTTCTTACGATGACTTTAAAGAAAAGTTTAAAGCAGCAGGCTTAGGCCAATTCGGTTCAGGATGGGCTTGGTTAATATACCATGATGGAGAATTAAAAATAACTTCTACTCCTAATCAGGACAATCCGCTAATGAGTAAAGAAGGAAAGGTTATCATAGGTATGGATGTTTGGGAACATGCATACTATCTTAAACATAAAAGCCAAAGAGGTGATTATATCGATAATTTTTTTGAAGTACTTTGCTGGAATAAAGCAGAAGAAAATTATCAGAATATAATTAATGGCTAGACCCTACAACGAAACTATTAACGAAGAAGAAGGATATGTTTTAAGAGAGTTTTCTAACGATACTCCTTCATTTGAATATGTTTGGCATAGAGATAAAGAGGATAGGTATATTGAATGTACACACAATACCGATTGGAAGTTTCAGCTTGATAATGAATTTCCTCAAGAATTAACTAAAAACAAACTATTTATACCAAAAGAGACCTATCACCGTCTTATTAAAGGAACTGGTGATTTGGAGCTTAAAATTTATAAATTATGAACTGTAATTGTAAAACATGTAATTGCGATCCTTGTGATTGTTCTTGTAGCTGCTGTTAATTATGAAATTATCTAGTATCATATTTGAAGGCTTTAGAGAAGACGT